GTCCTTTCTGGCAGGTGCTGAACCCGCACCATCCCCCCTATTTTAACGCTAGTGCCTGATATCACCTGTACAAAGAGTTTTTGATTCCGGCTGATATCTATTTTTTTAGGCGTTTTTCGTCTCGGCTGACGTTTTGACTGCGTGGCAGCTTCGGCACAGCGGTTGAAGGTTTGCTGGATCGAGCCGCAGGTCGGGACGCAGGCGCAGCGGGATGATGTGATCGACCAGGCTGGCCAGAGTCGTCCGACTGGCCTGTTCGCACATTCGGCAGAGCGGGTTTTGCTTGAGGTACAGCTTGGCGTACCGAGTCCACACGCTGTCGTACCCGCGCGCGTGCCTGCTCTGGTTGGCCTGCCGGCTGTCGGCTGACTGGAACTGGTTTGGCTTGTGGCTCGACATTTTGCGCGGCATTGTTTGAATCGTCCTGGTGTTGCCAAAGGTCGAGGCCTCGCGCTGCTCGCCGGCGCAAGCGCCGGATCTTTTCGTAGCTGCCAGCCGGCGCATCGCTTGGCCAGCAGGACTGTCGAGGCGTGCCGAACATTTCTGGTGCCAGCCTCAAGACAATTTCTCCCCACTGTTCCAGCGTCCATTCGTCTAGCTGCTTGGCTACGACTTCTATGATGTCGGCCAAAGTTTCTCCGGTGATCTTCTTTTTGCGACCAATTGCCTTGGCCAACGCGTCTACCCAGTGTGCCGGATACCCCGAACCCAGCAGGCGTTTTTTGATGCGCTTGACTGGCAAAACAGGAATCACATCCCAACGGACGCGGCACAGGGCTTCAGTCCTCCCACGGTGTCACACGCACCAGCAACCGCGCCTCGGTGCCATCGCCTTTTCCGATCGATGCGCTGATCTGGCGCACCACCGAGCAGTTATCGTCGAGGATCAAACCAGACCGGCAGAGCGCATCGAGGACTGGTTTGAAAATGTTGTCGAGGTCTCGGTTAGCGCGCCAGCCTTTGCCTGGATGAATCACCAGATCGACCGTCACCGGACCGGCGATCGGATCCTCCTGTCGCATGAGCAGGCAGAGATTGATCTGGTTGAGCCAGCGCTTGTAGTTGGCGCTCAGGTAGGTGCTTTTGCCGTGTCTCCGCCAGATGTGGTTGACGCTCGGAGGAATCGGCCATTCGAGAAGCATTCAGCGGTTGTCTTTGTCCCATCGAACGATGGTATTTCTCCACAGTCTCTTGTCGGGTCTCGTCGGTAGCTGGATCATGTCCCGGTGCCAGCGTATCGATTCGAGCAGATCGTCCCGGTGTTGTTTCAATCGATGGATGATGTCGTTCGCTTCGTGAATCAGGCCGACCAGTCGCTCCAATTCCCTTCGGAGCTTCTGGTTCTCGTCCTCGGGATCATCAGTGGTATCTGACAACTGCGAACCATCCGCCAGATCCCTGGCAAACTCCGATGTCTCTCGGGGTGCGTTTACCCCAAAAACAGCAGTTGCAAACCGCTGCGTCTGCGCTAACGGTGCTGAATCCGACACCTTCGTATCCACCGGTCGGGTTGCCGTAGTGGCCGATGCGTGCGCGTGAGGCGCAATACGCTGCGGCCTGCGCTGCGGTCCACAGGCCGGATGCCGCCGCCTGGGCTGTCGATTGAACTGCTCCAGGACTGCGGCGATTAACCAGACCAAACGGGCCAGCGTTAGCACCGCCAGCACACAGAAGCAGACCAGCAACCAGAAGAAAGTTTTTCATGCTGGAATTCCTCTGGGTTGCGATTTAGTTCTTGGCCTTGGCTGGAAGCGGCACCACCTCGACGGTCTTGCCGGCGGGTTTGGTGGTCACCCGGAATTTCTCGCGGGTGATGATTTCCGCAGTCTGCTTGGTTTCCTTGACCACCTCGGTGGTGGTGGCGCATCCGGCGCATCGAGCCGCGCGGCGCTCCTCGATGCGCTTGAAAGGTCCGGCCTGGCTGAACAGGACACCGATGGAACCAAAAGCAGCAACGGTCAGAAATGCTTGTTTCACGATCAACCCTCCGTGGAATTGGATGGCTAATCCTACCCAAGCGGATAGACTAAATGCAAACATCTGCCACAAGTCGCAGTCGTACAAAGGTTTGTAAAACTTTTTAGGTTTTCTCGGTTTGCAGGTCGATCAGGAATTGCAAACAGCGCTGCGCTTTCCGCAAGTCTTCAACACCGTTTTTGCGCTCCCAGCGCCAAAGGTATTTCAGCGCCGTGGCTGTCCAATAGGCTTTCATGCCAGCAGCGCCGACTATGGCGCGCTGGGAGTGATGGCACTCGATCCCGTTTTCGCCAAGGTAGTGGTTTGGGTTAATACTGTCGCTCATTCGTTTTCCCATTCGTCGTACGATTCGATGTGGTTTTTAATTGTTTGCTGAATAAATTCGTCGGGAATCTGAGATGGTTTTTTGTATGGGCAACCTTCAACCCAACCTTCGGATTCAATGATTTCAATTCGCAATGCTTTTGTTAGGTCTAATTTTTCTTTCTCTAACTTCAGAATTCGTGCCATCAACTCATCTACCACTTGATCCCGCAAATCCGGATGTAATTCCAATTTTGAATCAACTGGCAGGTCTATTACTCGAATAACCAATTCACTGGGGATCCTTTGTCCTGGCTTGCTTGTAGGTTCACCATTAGGACCATATCCGCGAATCTCTTCCCGGCCTTCTGGCACAAAATGAACGCTTTTAATGCCGGGAACCTTTACCCCGTACAGATACAGATTCCCGCCATCAACTGACCAGCCTGCCATAATCCACCCCCAAATAAAATCAGATTAAAACATATTACTCGACATCACTCCCCTCCTTCGCCCGGCAACGAGCCGATTGCCTTCCACAACTCCTCGTCATAAAACGCGCCCTTGTATTCCCGCATCTCATGCTGATGCTTTTTGATCGCCTTCCGCAATCGGTCCAGTTCCGCCCTGGCTTCCTGCAACTCGGAAAGTGTGTGGTTTGCGTCTCGGTCGCTCATGCGAATAATTCTCCCTGTGTCTGCAAATTGATGTCAAAAACAATGCTGGCTGAATTGTGCTGTTCAATTCTTTGCCGCATAAGTATTCCGCGAGCAGCCTTGGTGGGCGGCCTGTAGGAACCAGTCCACCTGCAATCCAATCCAATTGACCTCGCCACCGCCGTGGAATCAGCAGACGAGAGCGGCAGCTTGGTAAAAATCTCCGGATCCAGCATCCTTAAACCATGCAGTTTGCATGGCAGCTTTCCAGAACTATCCGATATATGCCTCATTGCTTTCCCTATCCTTGCCCACCAAGCTGGTGTTTTTGGTGTGGCGAATTCACCAGATGATCCCAGTGCCACCCTCGTAAACCATGAAGCCAAGCGGGCCAACCGCCCAAAAGATTCATGAAGGTGCCAAACCGGAACGCATTCAGCGTTTCCATACTTTCGACGAGCTGCCCATTTAGACAGAAACCATCCGATTAGTTCGTCGTTTTCACGCTCACTGCCATCAATAACATCTGGCACTATCACCCAGTCGCAATTCGGATGAGTCATCGCCTCCAATGACCATTGCAAATATGGTTGCCAATCGGTTACGGGTTCGCCTTTTTTCCATGCGGAAAACGCGCCGTTATCCAAAACAAAAGATTTCGCTGCTGAGGCAGCAATGCCAAGCTGTTCTGGGTACCGATGGCTTATAAGTACATGCGCGCCATGAATGATTTGAGCGCATGCCGAATCGGGATTAATTGGCAAACCGTGGTAGTGAATCATGTGGTCACCTTCTTTTTCGCTGGGTCTTTTTGGTTTTTGATAGCCCAGACAATTCGATGGCAGTAGTAATGTTTTTTCCTCCAGATAACTTGCCAGTACTGCTTGTAGCCTTTGTCGACTAGGCAACCCGCCGGCTTTCCAGAGTTGGTGTTGCCGTGGCCAAAATTCCAGCGAAGACCGCTAGGCGTGGAATCATCAAGGCTAAAAGCTTCGCTTGCCCTAATTAGGTCAATCTTGTTTCGATATGGTTTGCTCACGCCATCACCCTCCGCCGAATCCTTCGCAGCGCCGCATCGTGCCAGCGCTGGATGGTTCTTCCGCTAACGCCGTATGCCATGCCAATCGTCGGCCAGCGACCGCCTGCCAACCTCAAGCGGATGATGTCCGAATCCATGGGACTCACACCTTCCAACACATCGTCGAGCGTGTGCCGCTTCTGCGGCCTGCACTCCGGATCGAATGCCAAGGCCGCGTGGGTGCGCCGGTACTTCTCAATCAGGCTTAACTTTCGCCAACGGCATTTCATGAAAAAATATGCCTCAAAGTTCGTATTAGGACTACAGGTCGCAACCGTCTCCACCAGCACCATCATCACCTCGCATTCCCATTCGTCCGCGCTCATGCTTGGTGGCGGCCTGAACCGCCTGGCCATGCGCCTGGCCAACTCCACTTTGGAACCGGCATCGTCGCGTTGTTTATCCGTCAATCGAATCACTGGCATCGAAAAATAACCTCATGGTTGGACCGTCCATGGTGGTCTGTTCCTAATCGCCTAACACTTCCCACAACTCGTAATCCGCCTCACTCAGTCGCACTGCCGGGTTGTTCTGGATCAGTTCCAGACTGTGTTCCTGGTGGACTCGTATCGCCAACCGCAAGCGCTCGATCTCATCCCGGTAGGATTCGTCGAGCGCTTCCAGCAGTCGTGCCAGAATGCGTTGCGCCTTGGCCTTGCGTTCATCCGTGAGCATTGCCGTTCATCCTCGCTTTCAGTCGTTCGACTACTGCCATCCATTCCGGGTCACCGTGCTGCTGCCGATGCGCGGTTAGTTCGGCCTCGACCTCTAATCGCCTCATCTGCACCTGTGAGCGCCAGTGCGGGTTGCGGCGCTCGTATTCGTTGAACGTCATCACCGGTTTTTCCATGCTCAGCCACTTCTGCCGAGACTGCTGGCCTTGCGCACAGTCGCAGGTTGCGGACTGTGTGTAGCGCGGCCTGTTCCAATTCACACCGTCCACAAAATCCACATGCGGCAGGCCGGTGATCATTCCCACGTCCCGGCATTTGCGGCAGCGTGTCGGTTGTGTCAGGTCGGCCAACCGTGCGTCCTCACGCTGGCGTGCGAAACTGGCATCCTGTCGGCTGAGTTCCTCGCGGATAGCTTGCAAGAACTCTGGAGCAAACCGGGGAATGGTTGTGCGCTTGGCGATGCTATGGCAGGCTGAAACCATCTCCGAGTTAGATCGGGACTCGGCCTCAAACAGTTGCTTCCATGCCAGGAGCGTTGGTCCCCATGTCGGACTATGAGCCGAGAACAGCGCTTGAAACAAATCCACCCAGTTGGTGACCGGTGGCAGACCACTTGGAACCATCTCACCCATGGGTTGATTCCTCCGATTTGGCTATCGCAATAAGTTTTTCCAAATCGTCCTTGGCAACCTTCAGCCAAACGGATTTGATTCCCGGCTTTGTCTCCATCCATCTTTCTTGAGCCAACTCAATTCCTTCAATGAGCCGGATAAAAAGATCAGCGATAGGCATTTCCTTTTCCAAAGGTCTTTTCATTCCACCACCTCGATTTCGATCAACTTGGCTTTTTCTTGCTCCTGCTCTGCGAACACCTCGGACCATGGCCGGGGTGCCGGTGGTGGTTGCTTTGATGCGGCTGGTGCGCTGCGCTGCGGGTTATCCACGGTGCGGTTAAACCAGCGCAGCAAGAACGCTGGCATACCTCGCGCCGTCTTGCGCTTCTCAGGGTTGGCCATGATCCAGGCGCGCGCCTTTTTGATTTCGGCAAAGACATCCAAACCTGGATATGTCGCTTGCCATTCAGCGATAGTAGGTGCAAGCAGATGCCACTCTTTTTGTTTCCCCTGACACGGGAAGGTGGCGACAGGCTGAACCGCGACCGGCGGCGAGTCGGTGGGAACCGGCTCGCTGCTATCTTCTACTTGGCTTGAATTGGCTTGGTCTTGGTCTTGGTCTTGGATTGGTCTTGGAGTAGGCGACTCTAGTACGCTACTCAGTACCGTACTAGAGTACGTTACTGAGTTAGGTACTGAGTACGGTACTGAGTTGCCTACTGAGTTCGGGTCGCTGGCAAACTCTTTTTTCATGCGCCGGATGTTTCCTTTCACGAATTCAGGACAGTGATCGTGCCAGTCGTGAACAACCAAACGGTTCACCTCGCACACATCCAGCCAGCCGGATGACACCAAAGCATCTATCAGTTGGTCCGGATCGCCTTCCCATCCGATAGCGTTGGCTATGTCTTCGTTGGTAAAGGTTTTCCCAAGCGCTCCGTCCTTGGCGTGCTGCGCGGTGAGATGCCAAAGGCTCTCAAGCAGGCCAACCGCTCCCCAAGCTGGGAGAGTCAACCGGCGGCGCAGGCGCAAAACCTTTGGGTGATTAATGGTGTTTAACTTCATGGTGTGGCACCTACCGCATATTTGCGAGATCGGCCAAACAGTTCCCATGGCACCGCTCTGGGTAGCAGTGGCACACCAGCACCTTGCCGCATAGTTCTCCAGACTTTATGCGGCTATTGATGGATGGTTTGTGTGGCAGGTAGTGCATCTCAAAGGCATCGCAAACATCATCGCGAGTGCCATCCTCACCCATCACAAATGGGTTGCCGTATCTGGTGCTACGGTCAATCCGAATAGCTTTGCCTTCACGCTCAGCCCACAAAATAAGGTTCTTGTCAGACTGAGCATTGGCAACAACTGTCTCGCCAGCTTTCACTTTGGCTTGCCGCTCCCGCTCATCTTTTCGCCAATCGTCTACGGGAATCTTTGCGACTTCCCGCTTGGCATCTTGCAAGGTAATCTTGCCCGCCTTCAAGCGGTCGAAGACTTCCGGTGCTTCTTGCTTGACCTTCTTTGCGTCAGAAATGTAGCGATGATTGACACCAACAGACCTGGACGCCTCTTCGGTAGCCTTGGGGTTTCTTTCTGTTGTCTTTTCATGTTGTGGAATAACTTGGGGAATTTTTTCCCCAAGTTTTTCTTGCTCTTTCTTTGGTCTCCCCTCGGTCTCCTTTCTTCTTTTTGCCGCATCAGCTTCAAAAAACGGAAGCAATTCAACGGCAACAGCAGCACGGACCCCGGCGGTCATATGCCGCCGCTTATCATTCAGGGAAACGGCAAACGCTGTCGGTTCATCTCCTGTATACGGTTGCGTCTTCGGCTCCACACCGATCATCTTGCAGGCCGCGTATCGGTTGCGCCCGTCAAGTATCATTCCCTCGTACAACCAGACGGGAACAAGCTGGCCATTCTTCTTGATGTCCTCGGCCAGTGCTTGAAGCATGTCCTGCTCCATCATTGGCCAAACATCTGCAATTGGGTGATTCTTCATCTTCCGTGAATCCTCTTATGGCAGGCCTTGCAAACAAGCATGTAGTCAGAGTCTTGGTACTCCCAAGGCTCAAGTTCTGGGTCGTACTTCAAATGGTGAACAGCAATCCCTGTCCCGTGGATGCCACACGCCTGGCATCTATGTCCACGGGCAGACAGTAAGGCCAATCTCTTGGCTTTCCACTGTTGATCCACCAGCTTGCGCCGATATGTTGCTGGGTTGTTTTTTTTAAACGGTGAACCTGAACGACAACCCAGGTGGATTGAAAAGCGACAATGTTGCCAATGACAAACCACTTGTCGTAATCAATGTTGGATAACTGCATGTTTTCCCAAAGCCTGTCAGGCCTGCTTGGGTTTTTGCGTATCCATTCATAAGCTTCGTGTGAGCAAAGCTGGCTTTCATGCGGCTTACCAGACTGGCCAACCCACCGCACATATGGCTTTTGCGGTGTCTCGCTTTGTGTCTGATAAAGGTCCGGCGATTCCTCAAATTCACGATGCGTCATCGTGTAGCCAATGCCACTTTGATTAACGCGCACAACGCCAATGCTGTCCTTTTCTTTGTTCAAAACATCAACAGGATCGCCTTGGAAATCTCGACAGCATGAATCAAGTATTTCCCTTTTATGCTCGCGATCCACAATTTTTCCTGGCACCTGTCTAGCCGAAACTAGTTTCCAACTCCTTTTCCTTGAGTCTTTGTTGCTGGCAATTACATCCACTTCGCATCTGTCCCACAGGCTCAGGCCATCCATTTTGCCTTGGTACTCAGAAAAGACTCGAAAAAACCCAAGGTCGTCATCGCCAAGCAATATGGCGCATTGAACAACTCGCCGGTCCTGCGTCCTGTTTGGCGCACCTATTCCAATTACTGTGCCAGTTAGCTTTTCGCTCATGCCACCACCTCCCAAACTGCAATCGGCCTTCCATGACATTCCGGCCTGCGACTAGAAATCACCCGGTCAGTTTTCCGGATGATGTTTCGGCGTGCTGCTTCCTGAAACGCTGCACCCATAGCGCGTGGTTCTGGCGGATGAATGACCAGCGGCCACACGTCATCCGAACTGATCAGCCGATGAGTAAGTGACACATGCCGAATGGCGTTGATCGTGTCCTCAATCCAGTTAGGTGGAGCGTTTGCGGCCACCTGCTGAATCGCCTTGTCCCGCAATTCCGCTCCTGTTGGTGGCGGCAACTGCATACCGTAGGCATCCACGCCTCCAAAAAGGTCGTTCTGTTTCACGTCTAATCCCTCAAATTGTCAGAATGGGAAATCGTCGTTGCCGAATTCCTTGCCGGGTTGCGGATTAACCACCGGCGGTTCGGAATGGTACGAGTCGTACTCGACAACCTCCGCAGACTGCTTGCCGTTCCACTCACGCAAACGAGTTTTTACCCGCAACTTGTGGCCAACCAGATCTGCGGAGGATCCCAGCTTTTCAATGCCGCAGGCGCGTTGGATGGAGCGCAGAGTTGCCAAGGCAATCTCTACAGCTTTGGTGGAACGGTTCTTCAGGTTCAGCCGGTCCCAAATCCGCTGGCCGGCAAACTCGCCATGCTCAATCCGCAGCACCAGTTCGAGGTATTCACCGTCTCCGGCCTTGGTGGACTTGGTGTCCTCAGAAACAATCTCGACAAAGTAGGTTCCCGGTCGAATGGTCTCGTACTGGCGCTTTTCCTGTGGTTTGGTGCCGGCCAGCATCGCATCGAATTCGCTCAGATCCATTGGTATTCCCTCCTTACTGTGCAATTGCCGAACGCTCGGCAATCATGGTTTGCAAACTGTCCAAAACTTCCTCGGCCTGCGCCTCGGTGAGATCCTTGGCGCTTTTCACGCCGTAGGTTTGGCGCATCTCGCTGCGGAATTTCTCCGCGTCATCGATCACGCCTTCCCGCTTAGCTCGGGAAATAAGGCCGACGATCTTTTGCATGGTCTGCTCGGATACATTGCGCTCGACCTTTGCCTCGGGTGTTTCCACCGCAGGCATCGATGTTGTCTGCACCGGCATCGCTCTTGTTTCAATTTCAGCGTGTGGTATCTCTTCCGCCGGCGTGGTCTCCAATCCGGCATCGAGCAGCGGAACAATCCACGCCAGCGCCGAGCGACAAGCCCGACTGGTGGCTCGGGTCTGCGCCATCGCACGGCGCGCATACCGTGGCCGGCGTGCCCAGGTGGATTCATCCACGCCGAGATAACCTTCAGCCGATGCGACGATTTCGCCATCGCTCAGGCGCACCAGATCGCACACGGCGCGGATGTCACCGTTGCTCAGTTCCTCAACGGTGCCGATGCGTGGCGAATACCCGCACGATGCGGCCAGCGCTTGCCAGCCCTCCGCTTTGATGTAGGTCTTACCCTGCAACTGCATCGAGCATTTGAGGACAATCTGCCGGCAGGCATTTGCCGTCGCTTGCCCTCGGGTCACAACCAACTGCGGATTGTTCGGTTCGATCACTGCGATTGCTGTCTCACTCACGGTCCACCACCTCCTAGTTAACATTCATCAAACGACGCATCAGATTCCGTCTGGCCGGTGGCTTATGCTTCAGGCAGGTCGTGCTGCCAGGCATCGCCATGAATTTTTTTGAGCCTCGACACATCACGCAGAACCCAACCAGTTGCCGATACCGCTCCGTCTCCCGGCGCTGTTTTTCCACTTTCGATCTGTGCATCCAAAGCCTCCTGCCGATTCGAAAAAATCAAAGCCGCGCCAGCGTGTCGAAACGCCGATGATGCCGACCATCGCGCGGGCCTGTGGTGGTTGGGTGCCACAAGCGTGGTAAAAGGCTCGCCGTTCGGTTCAGAGTTTGGAAGGTTCAAGGCTCCGCCTCCCAGTCCTAAACATCAAGCGCCAACCCGTACCACCATTTCACCCCCAGGGAATCGAACCCTGGCGCACACGCCAGCAGGTGAACACCAGATCTAAACTGCAAAGAAAGAATCAGCACCAATGCACTTACTGTTGAAAGGGAGCCTCCTTTACTGTCCTCCGGGTTTAACTTGATCCACCAGCACCGGAGCATCTGGCGGACTCCACGACAGTGGCTCAAGGCATGTCCAGCAGTGACGCGCGGTCGGACAGGCCACGCAAAACCAAGGCAAACCATTCGCTTGGGTGTCTCTTGTGGCATCCGAAAACTTTCGGAAACATCCAGAATTTGCCAGGGCCGGATGGAGCATTGCGCCGTTCCTCCACCCACACGCTGGGCTGAAGGTATCCGTCCTGGTCGATCTCAGTTCTGACCAGAAACCTCCAGCACCCATCGACCGTCGTTCCCTGCCAGTGTCCTTGGCACCCGGCCTGCACCCACGCGTTGTAGAACTCGACGAAGCGCAGCGACTGGTCATCCGCGTTCTGGCGCAGCAGCTCGGGCAGAATGTTGGCACTCATGCCGCCTCCTTTCGCTTCGCCTCAAAATGCATCAACCGGCAATCGGTACACCACGGTCGGTTTGTTTCCGGCACTCGGCTGTTGGCGCTTTGCCCAATCCAGCCTCTGGCTCGGTAGACCATCGTGTCGGTCAGTTCATCGCGCTTCGCGTCGTATGGAATCTGGAACCGCTGGCAGATCGAGCAGACCGACAGGCGTGTCGCTGCTGACAGATCCAGACTGTTGAAGTGCGGGTCGGTTATCTGCATCGTCAAATCCTTCGTTAAGCATCTTCCTGATGTGGTCTTCCCAAATGGTTCCTTCAAGAGCCGCGCTGATCTGTTCGATGGTCATGCGTCCTCCTCAATTGGTTCGTCGTGGTCGTAGTTGCGGTCGGTCAGCACCTCGGGCCGGAATGCTCCCATTCGGCGCTCGATGCAATGACCGCACACCCGAGCCAGGTACAGGCCGCGCGCGTCGTACATGTCCCTGGACATTTCTCCTGAACCGCATGGGCAGTCCTTGAGGGATGCAATGATCTTCATTGGTCAATCCTCCTGCTCAGCCCGGAAGCAGCGCCAGCAAAGGCCGGAGATGTCTCCGAAATCGGCGCTTCCGCACTTGCCGCAGGTTCCGATTCGCACAGGTTCTCCCGCAGCACCTGAAGCGCCTTGGGACCGCTGACATAGACGCGGATCTTTCCGTTGTGCTTCTTCAGCGTGATCCATACTTCGACCCCTTCGTGGCTAACCCGGAATGACTCTTTGTCCCGGCATGTGATGACCAACATCAGCTGACCTCCCCTATCAGTTCCCCATCACCCTTGCGGTGACGGCGCAATCCATTGCAGGCGAATAAGACACCTGAACCTCGTACCTCATCGCCGAACATCCACACAGCACGGCGCACACCAGAACGACACACAGATTCCACAGGTTGTTCATGTTGCACCGCCTTGGCGTATGTTTACCCGGAAGTAAACATGAGTCAATAGTAGTTTACTACCGGTTTCTACATCGACACCAAACGCCTTTGTTGTTGACGCAAAACGGCTAGAATTGTTGGTTAGGGAGGTGCATCAGAAAAATGGTCAGACAACCGCAACCAAACTATCCGGTGAGACTTGATGCCTTGACTCATGCAAGGCTCAAATTGGCATCCGAACAGTCCAAACCGCAGTCAACGATGAACGCAATTGCGATTCATGCGATAACCATTTACTTGGAGCAGCATTTCCCAGAAATCATTTCTTCCGTAACTGCCGCTCTAGGCTCCGAGACTCCCGCCGAGACGGAAGGCGCAAAACCGAAGGCGCGGAAGCCTCGGAAGAAATAGGGTTGTTGGGCTGCATTTCAGCCAGAAATCTGTAAACCGAATCTTGGGTGATCCGGAAATTGCGCCCGATGCGTTGCGCGTCGAGCCGATGATTCTTGCCGGCAATGTGTACGCCGGTGGTGATCCAACTCAAAACAGTGTTGGGTGAAACGGCCAACTGGTTGGCCACTTCAGTCGTTCGCAGATACTCCACTGATTGTTATCCCGGAAATCGTCCAGGCCTTGCTGGCACCTGGCAGACCGCCGACTTGGCGATCAGGGTAGAGGTCAACTGCCCCCTACACTTCTACTGTACGCATGTTCAGTACAACCGGTCAACCCGGTGTACCCGGATTAAATTACCAGCGACTGCTTTGTTGGCAACTAAGAAAAACAAGAATTACCGAATTACCGAAATTGCACTTCCGTACCGAAGAAATCAGGGGAAAATGGGGGTAAGTGTTGGTCGCCAGAACGGTGGCTGAACTGCAAAAACAGCTTGTTTTGTAGTCTTTTCCCGATTTTTCAATTTGGTTTGGGACCAAGAAGTCGCAGGTTCGAATCCTGTCGCCCCGAATACCCAAAACCTCTGGAAAACAAGGGAAAAACGCAAAGGAGCAAGCTCGGTTAGGATTACCGAAAATGCCTGAAGATTACCGAAAAAAGAAGCAGGTACCGAAGGACTCTACCGAAATTCCGTCAGGATTACCGAAAATCCGGGTGCCTACCCTGCGCCAGCACAAGGCATCCGGTCGGTCCTATGTGACGATCCCTGGCACAAAACGGGTGGTCTACTTTGGTCCAACCGGGGTAATCGAAACTCAATTGGCTTATGCCAAATGGGTAGAAGAATATATCAGAGAAAATGTTGGGGAAATCAAAACACGCATCCCTCAAAAGGTTCACACCTGGGCAGGCCTGCTGGCATGGTGGTTGGAGGAATGCCGGCGTGAGTATGTCCGGCTCGATGGCAGGCCCACCGGGGAATACGGCGTATGCAAGCGCGCGGCCCAGCTGATTGCCGATTTCGGCCTTGGAACGGTGCCGCTCAAGAAGATCTCCCGCCAGCACATGCACCTCGTCCGCGACCGTCTGGCGATGGGAAAGAAAAAGGTAAGCGCCAAGACGATCCGAGAGTACATGGGTCGACTGGTCAGGTGTTTTTCCAAGGCCGAAAAACAGGACTGGATTACCAGCGAACAGTTCATCCGATTGTCCAGGTGGGAGCGTGTCCGGGGATTCGGCAAGAAATCCAAACAGATCGAGCCAATCCCGATTCGCCACCTGGCCATGCTGCGACATTCACTTACCGGACGATGGCGACAGATTTTTGATTTTCATTTGTATACCGGCCAGCGTGCCGAGACCGCCATCACCGCCAGCGCCAAGGAATTCAAGCGAACTGGCACCACATGGCAATACATTCCCCGCCAGCACAAAGGCCGGCATCGAGGCCAAAAATTGGTGATCCTGTTGGGACCGAAGGCGCGCCGAGCGGTAGCGCCGTTCATTGATTCGGCCAAGGCCGGCGGGTTGTTGTTTCCCACAAGCAAAGGCGGAACCATTCTTAAGGACACATACCGAAATGTGTTTGTCAGGAAATGTCAAGAACTCGGCTTGCCAGCGTACACGCCGCGCCAGATCCGACACACGGCAGCGACCTATCTAAAGCTGAAAGGCGTGGACACCGATGTGATCGGGTCCATTCTTGGCCACCAGTCGGGAAACATCACGCTGAGATATGCTCAGATCACCGAGGCGCAAAGGCAATCGGTGGTTGAAAAGTACGGTTAACCCACCACAATTCCCCACCGCCTGAACACCGTCCCATGCCGGTCCACATCGTGCCAGCGCTTATCGAACCGCCTCGGCGTTTCGACGATCGGTCCGCGTGTGGGACATTGAAAATGCAACCGCCGGTCCCGGCTGCCAGCGCAGACCATGTAATGACCAGTCACAGGTTCACCAATAGTTTTTGCCAGGACAATGGTCGGCCTTTTGCTGCGCGCAAAATACACCAGATCCGATACCGTCATTTCCCCGCTGAGGACCGGCAGGCCTGAAACTCGCAGCGCAGCTTCGAGCGTTCTGGGATCGGTGCCATCGATCTGGTTGGAATCGACCTTCCGGCGTGGCATCCCGAAATACTGCCACACGATCTGGCAGCACACGGCACCGCAGTCGTAGTCGGTTTGCTGCCGCAGGTCCGGCAACTGAATCACGGCGCAATCGCCTGCGGTGTGATCTCGATGCTGCCGTCGTGTTTAGAGACGCGCTTGCAATTGAACTGGAGGATCCATCCGCCAAGCGGACGAGCGGCGCGGCCTTTCTCCGCGTGCCAACCATCGATCTCGTCCTTGTAGGTCGAACACCTCAAAAACAGTTGTTTTTGCTTCCGGAGTTTCCCCAGGCTACTCACGCCGAGCATAATGTTTTCGTCGTAGTTTTTGCGGTGGATGTGTCCGGATATGTAGATGTCTGCCGAGTACATCGAGCGTATGCGATTCTGGTCTATAAATCCGCGAGTGACCTCGGCTCCTCCTCCACTGCCATGTGTAAAATGTAACAATATTTGTCCTTTATGACTATTTTTTTGGGCGACCTGAATCTGCACAAATCCCCAGTACCCGGCCTCCAGCGTGGTGGCTCCCATACGGGTAAGGCCTTCCACGAACCGGGAGATCAAGTTTGTGTCGTGGCGCTTGGCGATTGATGTCTCGTGATTGCCTGGTGCGACTACTGCCAAGATGTCCTTGTAAGGTTTGAACCAATCGAGCGCCGTGCTAATCACGCTGTCGAAGTATCTACCGCCTCGATGCTCTTCCCGCAAACTGTCCTGGCTGGCTCGCGGATCCCAGCGCCCTTGCATGACATCGAACAGGTCGCCACCGATCAGGATCGGGATCTTTCGGGACAGCGCCAGATCCATGTGCTGTTTGAGCAGACCCAGATCGCATTGCGCCGAGTCCCAGTGCAGGTCGGTGAGGACCAGTAGCTCGGGAACATCCTTCCCGACCGAGTCGATGGTGTAGGTGAGACGATGGACTTTATCGTCCACCTTGGACACGGACCACTGAATTGGCATGGGAACCTCACGGTCGGGTGCGGACTTTAGCCAGGAACGCGGCTGAATCTTCACGGACTGCGGGGTTGTAGCTTTGCCAGTCAAACAAGTGGCCAAATGCAAGATGGCAGGAATCTCCGCACAGTGTGAGGAGATTGGCCGGGTCTAGCTCCGCATCGCGGTTCAGGTGAAATGGCACCACATGGTGGACCTCCAAGTCCTTGGAGCGTCCGCAAGCGGCGCAGGTCGGGAACTGCGTTAGATGCTTGGACCGGACGGCGCGCCAGCCGGGAGATCTGGGAACACCCAGCCACATTTCAAACTGTGGCTGGAGCAGTTTCCGCCAGAGGCTCATTAATGCGTGATCTTGTTGAGAAGCAGGCCAAGCGCCCACTGAGCCAACAGGAGCCACGGGATCGGCAGAAACTGCTTGGCCTCGTCGCCTGCTTTCGCCTGGCTGATGGCGGCCTCTAGTGCGGCCTCAGGGCTGAAGTCCTCACCGGTTGCCATGCTGGGAGCCGGCACCGCAATCTGTGCGCCGTAGAGTCCAACGGTTGCGGCAGCAGCCAGCACGTCCCGTCCCCATGGAGTCTTTGCGCGTGCGAAGTCCAAAAGGATTTTCAAGCTATTAACTGGGAGTTCGTTGGGAAGTTGAATCGGGTCGAACATGAAACACCTCACTAGAACTGCGTAGAAACCACCTCAAAACTGCTCTCGTCTGCAACGGTATACGCACCAGTTCCGGACCAGTTGTAGTAATGGGTGCCGCTGGCGGTTATCGGGAAGTCGTAGTAATACACACCCGTGCTAGAGCGGGTGACCGTGCCGGGGTAATAGAAGGTCGAGACGGTGCCGGCTGGAACCTTTACCTTCAGCGTGATGTTGGTTGGATCAACCACCGCGCCGCCAATGTCCTTAAAGGTGGCCTGAACCCGGATCAAGTCTCCGATGTTGTATGAGTAGGTTCCGGTGTTTGCGTTGTACGGCATGTATCAGCCTCCAAACAGTTCCATCGTGATGCTGGTTGATTTGGATGCCGACAGGATCAGTTGGGTTGATTTCCCAATGGTGGATGTCGTGATAACGCCGGGCTCCGGTGCGCTGCCAGAACCACCGGCTAGAAGTCCGTAACCGGCTAGAGCAAAATTGAGCCGGTCGGTAAGCCTACGAGTCGGCAGAGACTTACCTGCGCTGGCATCTGAACCACCCAGGCTGGTGGCTGGCGATAGGCACAGGTTTAAATAGCTCTGATAACTCACGGCAATTCAACCTGGACAGCCTGCAAGACAACCGCCGTCAAGCATTTCTGCCAGTCCCAAGGCTGGCCAATGCTGGCCTGACTGGCTGGGTGGTTGGTAGTTTCAAGAATGCCTGCCGGGTTGCTACATCTCCAATAGACGATTCCTGGAGTCTGAGCCAATCCCATGCCTTCCAAGTTTTCCCGTATGGCTTCAGTCACGCTGAAAGCCGCACCGTAATGAGTGGCAGGCGCCTGACCATTGGCCGAAAGCTGGCACCCAACCTCTTCAGGTTTTGACGGGTCACGCGGCTGGCCATCGTCGCGAGGGAATGCAATGTCTAGAGCAGCAATAGCACCCGGCATCGATGCCGATGCGCCAATCACAAAAACTTGGTGTTCCCAAATGGTCGACATTAGTACACACCCCATTTTCCACGCAGGTAGTTAAATACAGATGCAAGATTACCAGCAGACAAAACGCTGCTGTAAACAATTATTTCAGCAATGTCTCCGTTAAAAAAATCGGTTGTCCCGTTTTTGCTTGCTCCGTAACTCGTTAGTGAGTTCGTGGACAATCCAGTCAAAGTCAATGTGCTTGATGCAGACACTCCATTCGATTTAACATCAACGGAGACATTTCCAGACGAAATGCCAGAGCTTTGTGCTGACTGAATAAAAAATGTTCCGGCAGTCTGGACTAGATTAGATGCTGAAGTTGCAAGCCCTGTTTTGTGAATAGACAGATACGAGGAAGGGTCTAAACCAAATGCCAGATACCCATTAGCCGTTCCAGAATATTCTGCAATGAATGCTGGATAGTTTGAACCACCAGCCCTTTTTGTTACGGTGATTATCGTGAATGCCAAGTTGGCCCATTGCAGGGAATTAGATAAAAAATCATTCACGCCATCAAAACGCACTACTGGAAGGGAATTCAAAATAGATAATTTTAATGCCGGCTTATTTGTTCCACTTGCTTGAACCGCATTCCTCAATGTTCCACTCTTGTCTCTCCACTCTCCAACAGGATCTCCGTCAGCAATTGCAAGGCTACCACCGCTGGATTGATAAAGTGTTGATAAATCAGAAGCATCGAGCCAAAGCTCTAAACCTGAAATCAAAGTTGGCTGAAATGATGGCCCGCTAGCCAATCTATATCCACTCAGCCCCAGCCCAATGCCCGTGCCAATCATGGATTCTCTCCGGTTGGTGCCGATGCTTAGAAGGTCGCGCATTGGCTACCCCGAAATCAGTACAGGTTAACGATGGATGTAGCCGTGGTGCTGGTAGCCTTAACCCTGGTCACCCGCACCGGCAGAATGCTACCAGCCGGAACCGCTGTGAAGGTCACATCCCCACCGCCGGCCATTGTGGCGACGATATTGCCAGCGCCGCCCACATAGAGCGCTCTGGATGTGTAGGCCAAATCGGTGGAGTCACTCGGAGTGACCGCTACGGCATTGTCCGCCGGACTCGTCAGGCCTTCCGCTGCAAATTGATGCTGGTCTGCCATCTCTTAGTACTCCTCGATTACTGCGACAATGTTTGCCGTCTTGGCACTGGTCATCGTGGCCAGCGCGCCCACTTTGAGAATGTGACCGTTCTTCAGCGGCAGGATGGCGCGGTTGTTCAGGTCGCGCGGCAGTCCTGGCAACAGGCTGGAGCCTAGAATGTCGACCGTTGCCGCTGCGCCATCGGTGCCGCTGGTGGCAGCGATGCGGACGGTGCCTAGAAGCAAATCAGTCGTGCCGTCATTGATTACAACCTTGAGGTTGATGGCAGCAGAATCATCGCTGGTTGCCGTTAGGCTCTTTACCACGCAGTCATTGGAACCGGCTGTGTACAAGGTTTGGAGCGCCGTGGTGCTGGCACTGGTCAATTGCTTGCCAGCAATCTCGATTTCCTGCGTGAAATTCAGATTGGTACTCTTTGGCATGATTCCTCCTAGTTCTGAACCTTGATTGGGTCATTCATCGTCACTGCGAATGTTCCCGCGCTACTGCTGATGTCGGCACCGAAATCGATAAAGCAAACCAGTTCGTCCGCGCTCGATGCGCCGCCTCGGGATTTATAAATCACTGCGCCGCGAGCGGTGATTGTGCTGCTGGTCCAACTGGTAATTGAGAAACTGATTTCCACATCGTTGTTCGTGTTGTCCACCGCTGCCACAGTGCAGGTGGCTGAGTTACCGCCGCTGGTGTAACCGGTGCCGGTCACTTCATTCGTGATGTCGTTGCGTTTGTCGTGCGCCTTGTCGGCAGTGTAGCTACTGGTAACCAACATGCACTTGAACGTGTCGGATGCGCAATTGATCGCACCCGTGAACGAGTCGTAATAGAACGAGTTGTACACCAGACTCGCCATTACGCTTTATCCTTGGGTTTGAACTGGCCACCTTGAATCATGTCGGTGATCCGCTCGATCTCGGTGCCTAGCTGCTGCTGGGTTTTCGCCAGGACAGACAGCGTGCTTTCCAGTGAGGACAAGAACGCAAAGTGGCGATCCCGCAGCGGCACAATCAATTCTTTGGCTATCCAGGCGCAGCATTGATAAAACGCATACCCAGCCACACACAGGCCCATGGTTGGCAAACCGAACTCGCGGATGAATTGGACAGCATCCATGGACAACCTCAGATCAGCCAATTGATGGAACGAGCAGGGAAACCGGTGAACCGTGAGAATGCAAAAGAATCCCGCTGGCGCAGCATGGAATCCGCCACCTCGGCATCCACCCACCAGCCGGATGACGGCGCGTCCGGGTGCGATTTTGGACCGGTGGTTGACTGGAATCCCCAACTGTTCACGATGAACAATCCAGGCCGTTTCCCGGCGCGCCTGTAGCCTATAAACGACATCGAATGTCCCCACCGGCCACTGGGCGCGGAATAGCCATCCTCTGAGCGTTTGAGTGAGAATCCCCGGGTACTGGCCACCTGCACGCCGTAACCCTGGCCAATGGCTGAGACGGCATCCGAGAACGAGGTAATCAGAGTGCATTCGCCGATTGGATGTTTTTTCGCCTCGGCCTCGATCTCCGGTGGTACTCCACCGCGCCCCCAGTCCCGGCAGCGTTTTGGATCGTATTTCCGCAGGTCATAGGAGCCATAGACACCCTGCGCGACCACTCCCCAGTTGCGTACCCACTCGGCTGCCCAAGCGCCTACCGAGCCATCCCCGGAGATTTTGCCGCCGCCGACCTCGACACGGGAACCGCCGTAGATGGCCTCCATGCACGGAATCTTGGTTTCCTCGTCATCACCGGCAAGGATTTCGCAGGCCATGGTGAACATCAACGCATGGCTGGTTCCGAACGAAACGCAGGAGCCAACAGAACCCTGAGACAGTTCAGGCCATGCCGTTCCGCTGGCCTTTTGCCATGCCTGCCATCCCAACACCTCGTCCGGCAGTTTGGCCTCATCCACGGCGCTGGCCGGCGTGTCTCCCCATGTCGGCATGGGTAGCGAGGCCAACACCGCATCCACTGCGGCGGGGTCCTCGATCCATCCGAAGTCCTGAATCTCTTCAGCCATTCGTTCACCGCGCCAGAGTGTTGAGAATTTGGCTGATCCGGCGGCACTGCGCGGCGCATCGTGCGCCGAGTCCCCCCGCAAGGATGGCCGCCGGATCAGTTCCAAGAGTGTTGGACAACTCGTCGGCAATACGCTGGCGCACCGCCAATAGCTTGTTCCCGAGGTTGGTTTGCTGGCTGAGTAGTCGCAATGCGCCGGTCCACGCGCCCAGCGTGCCGTGCTGGCTCGCCATGATTTCGCCTTGACGGTAAATTTCGGCAAGTGTTTTCAGGCTGGCTTGCTGGTCCGGTTCCTGCAAGCCGCCAAGGATGTTGGACAGAGCAACGTAGAGGGGATCCCGGGTGATGTCATCCGGCGTGGGTGTGGGAGCCGGTGGCACCGGAGCCGGTGGCGTGGGTGGCGGGACATCCCCGGCGATTATGTCAGTTGTGGCATATTCCGGCACATCGCCAGAAGCGCTTACGAACGTTAAACGGTACCTCCCCGGTGTGTAACAGATCACCCGGAAGGACAGTTTGCCGGATGCCGCAACCTCTTGGAATGCGTCACAGTCGCCGGCTGGCTGGATCAGGATGGTGTTTTTGCCGGTGGAGGTGATTTCGACGCGCGCCAGACGGTTGCACGGCGTGCGAACCTCTGGCGGTGCTTTGATCTCGCAAAACAACAGAAATATGAGTGCGGGTGTCATACCTCGAAGATAATTAACCCGACGAACTCACCTGCCAGTCCGGACAGGTGGCGCAAACCTTTTCCCCGGCTTTTGGCTGGCCAATCCTTCGGCACTGGCCATGCAAGGCGCACGCACGCAAAACCGCCACACCGCATCCACAGGTGGTTGGATTTTCGATGTTTTCGCCAAGGTGAACGCATGGCGTGGTGGCGCGGCTGATCCATTGCCGGCGAAAAGCTGGATCGATGCCGGTGCCACCCCAGAGGCGGTTGTATTCCGGGTTGGTCAGGTACAGATGGCACACCCGGCATTCGCAGGCGGTTGGGTCATGCGGACAAGGTTTGGTGGTGTAACTCACAATGTGAAAGTGACTGAGAAGGTGCCGACCTGGGTGTATCCGTCGTACATTGTTCCGGTGAATGTGATGGAAAAAGGGCTGCAAGAATAGGTAGGGGATGTGGTCTCGGAAATGTAGAGAGAGATGTATCCAAAAGAATAGCAGTTGCAAATCCTTGGGTATATAGAACGGATGTTTCCGCTTGGGAGAATTTCGTAGGGAATGAAACCGCTTTTACCCAGAATTCTCGTTGTTGGCGGGGATATAGTCGTGCATGTTCCCGGACTCGACCAGTAAAGGTTTTGCTGTGCGGATGTGTTGTAATTGTCGGCAACCATGGAAACCGTGGCGGACGATGGCAGGCACAATCCGCCAAGAGTATATGGCGAATTAGCCGTGAATGAGAATGACGCGTCAAGCGGGATTGGAACCGTGTTGTCTGTCGCGCTTGGGCAAAGACCGGAAGAGCCAAACCACCCGGCCAGAAAGTTGGTTGGAGGAGCGCAGCACGGCGTGCAAGTGAGCGTTGTGGTGCTGGTTCCGCCTGTTGTCCCAGTTGCCCCGCCTGAAGGTGGCAGGGAAATTGCGGATGGCCCCTTGTAGTCCTCGGATCCTGTTACCGATGTTGCCATCAGGTGGACCTGCCGCCTGGGATGTGAAGCGTCTTTTTGGTCACGGTTAACACGCCGCTAACACAGGTGATGTCTGTCACCACCTGAATGGACAGGATTGGACCAGAACTGGTCACATACACATCCTTGGTAGTCGATCCGCTGATCAGCCTGGTGAACATGTATTTGGCGATGTACTTGCCGTTTGGCAGCGTTTTGCCGTCCGGTTCACGAACTATGATTTCGGTATCGTCTGAACGCCATTCGTCGTTGGTGTTGTCCCACCAGACTATCTTCGCCAGATGATCGCCAGCCGGCGTTGTCGTGCCGGTGACCTGGACAAACTCGACACCATCGCCAGGCTGGCTGACATAATCGTCCTCATCGCTGCCAAACTTTTTGGACAGCCTGCCGCCTTCAAAGGCGCGCAGCATCGTTGCCAGCCGTTCGGCTGACTCGCTGGAAATGGTGTATCCGATTTCCTGCGGCATTAGAGCGGACTCGGAAAGGTTGTGGACTCAATCACATCAAAAGACAACTGCGCCGCGTTGTCGGTCCAGACTCCGCCGGCCTTGGTGTTTTCCGCCACAAAACCGTTGGTGTCCAATCCAACTGGCTGGGTGATGTACTTACCATTCTTTTTGATTGGGCCTTTCACCACAATTTGATTCCCAGCCCCGTCCTTGGCGTACTGCTTCGCCTCAAGGCCAACCGACCTGAGATCCCATTTCCAGCTATAACGCACCTCAAAGTTGATCTGCCAGCGCCAATAGGAAAGTCCTTCCTCATAGACAAGGTTGGCCGAAATGCCACGCAATCTTGCGCGCTTGGCGGCAATGATCCAAGAACCGATTGTCAGCGTGTTGGTGTTGATTTTTCCCAGCGCGGAAACCCAACCATCCCCAGGTGCTGTCGTGCTGTTCAGGCCGATGGTGATTGCGATCGCCGGAATGTCTATCAGGTAGGGTGGCGCTATTGGATCGCCTGCCGTGTTCACGATCGGTTCATTGGTCACAACATCCTTTTCAACAACCCGTTGGCCGACATTGATGGTTTGGAAGCTGTAATCGCGAGGCCTCGAAAGTGGAGCGGATGCCCTGCTGGCCGGCGGCTGGCCTTTCTGCTGGCTATCTATCTGCGGGTTGCCTGTTGCCACAGGCCCAACCCCGCCACCACCGCCGGCCCATGAGTCCATGGCGTAGGCGTATTGCGCCGTGACCGTCCATGCCAATGGGTTGTCTGAATCCTGCTGGGGATTTAGTGACACGCAGAAAGCGTTTGCGTCTTCCGGATATGCGGAAAAAATCAGCGGTAGGCTGGGATGGCTTCCGACATAGTAGGGACCGTGAGTCGCGTCGTCGGTGATGATTCGGAACTGCCGGGTGTATTGGCGCTGGTAGCTCGAATTGACGGAGCCGGATTTGCCAGCCAGTTCCTTGAAGCTGGTGTATCCCATTTAGAATCCCTTTCCAAATTCAAGCAGGCCAGGCATGACAACTTGGCCGGCTGCAAGCACGCCTTGCGCCATCTGTTCCAGGATAAACACAGTCCTGTTGGTATTGTCTGCAATCTGCTCTTGGATGTTCACCGTCTCGGCGCTGAATTGATCACGCATCCTGCTTTCCCATTCGGCAACCGATCCGCGTTCCAAAGCTGCCGCAAATATGTTTTCCGGAGCCTGTTCCATGGCTGGAACCTTCAGGCGTGGTTGGCGCTCCCGACCCTTGGCCTCCTCAAGATTGTTCTGAAGATTTCCAAGCATTGCGCTAAAGTTTTCGAGGCCAGCTTGGAACCCTGCAAGCGCGCCGTTGTTTTGATTGTTGGCAAATTCCTGGGCATTGGCGCGCATCGCCTGGTTGTATTGCCGGCGATTCCGCAAACCCAAATCCAAAAGAACATCGTTCCAGGCTTGTTTGAAAGCGCCGGGATTGGTGATCTTGCGAAGTTCTGCCAGACCGGTTGTGATCCCATCGACAAAATATTTGATCGAGCCGGTGAGCGCCTTGGCGATGTCGATGGTGTAGTCCCGGACAACCTTGAATATGTTTTGAAGGTTTTCAAAGTTGCCGTCATCATCCTTTACCCAACCAAATGCTCTGGCGATTTCCTCGGCAAAAACCGCGACACCCTCAAACACGCCGCGCATAAATGCGAGGCCTTCCTTGATGACTCCTTCAAACGGTTCCGCCAAACGCAGTATCAGGTTGTCCCATGACTCGGACAGAAGCGCCATCTGGCCGGTCATCGATCCAAGCCATTGCGGCTGTTGCATCAGAGCGCCTTGGTCTGCCACCTGGCTGAACTGTAGCGCTTCCTCGGCAAGCAGCGCGTCCTTTGCGCTGGCTGCCAGATTTTTAAGCATCCCGACAGCGCCAGCGCCGGCGGCAGCAAACACGCCAAATTTGAAAGCGCCAAGGATGGAGCCTAGGCCGGCACCAATTTGGCTGACAGCCGACATCCGCTTGCCAAAATCCTCGACCTTGTCGGCAACTCGGTTCAGGCCTGACTCGGCCTTGGTGCCGTCGAGCGCCACGGTGATGGCTAGGTTGGAAATGGATTCAGCCATCGGACTCCACCGGTTTGGCACCCAGCGACAACAGCGCCAAGCGCATTTCCTCGGGTGTCACCTGCCGGACATTCTCAGCCGGCCTGTCTTTCCACCACGGCAAGGTAATCTTCTTCGCCGTGTCAGCCGGATCTTTCAGGTGCGGTGCCATCACCGCATAAGACCAACCGAGCGTTGCCAAGACATCCTGCCGGAATGGTCCCCACGGTTCCTCTTGCGCCAAGGCGATCCATTCTTCCAGTTCACCAGCACCCAGCGTCGCTTCCAGTTCGGCCACCGTTCTTCCCAGGTGGCCGGCCAGCGCCATCATGAAGCGCCGCTGGTGTGTCAGTTTTTTTCCGATTTCCCCAGAAGTCCTGACAATTCCTGAGCCTTGTTTGCTATTCGCTCCATCACTTCGATTGGAAACGCCTTGCCGATCAGATCCGTGTCGGACGGATCAAAAACCTGAATGCCCTTATCATCAACGATAACCTTGGCCAGCATTGGCAAAACCAAGGACTCGAACGGTTCGCCGGCGCTCATGCGTCTGCGGAATTCCAGCGCCTCGCCTGCGGACAATTCCCGCACATAGACAAAGTCGCTCATTTCCGGAATGTCCAGCCGTTCGCGCTTGAGCAGCGCATAGGGTTTGAAACTGTCGCGGGTCAGCACAAACGCCTCCTTATAGTTGAAAGGTGATGGTATATGTCACAAGGCCGGAACTGCTTGACATGTCCAAAGCTGAAACGCTGGTGAGTTTCACGCCGGTGAAGACCAGCAGGTTCGATCCATCGTCCGCCGAGTACGGCATGTCAAACTTGATGTCGTAGCTGCTGGCCCCTGTCAACCCGGCGCGCCAGCCTGAGTAGGTGTTGGATGCGGTCGCCACATCCTCCAGGTGCTGGGTGATGCTGATGGTTCCCGGATCCACCCTGCCGATGGTCCGGGAAACCGTCATCTCGCTTGCCGCTGTGTTGTCGCTGAATGCCCTGGTCAATCCGCTGCCGGAAATTCCCAGCACATAAGGCAACTCGACATACGATCCAACCCCGCTGGCGCGCGTCCAGACCTTCGTTCCGGCGGCCATCACGGGGTTTGGCATATGTCAGGCGGTCACCGTCAGGGTTGCCGTGTAGGTCAGCATCGTGTCGTTGGCTGCCAATTCCGGCGTGGTCAGGTCCGACAGGAACCCGGACCACGAGTAGAGCGCCGTCGAGTCGAAAGCGCCAGGCATGTTCACCGTCACGGTGATGAGTGTGCCGGCTCCGAGCAGGGTATTAAGCGCCGACCATTCGTTGGTGGCGGTTGCGGTGTCGTTCAACTGGAAGGTGAACTGCACAGTCCCGGGATCGGTCCGCACTGGCCGGCGCTTCAGGGTCGTGTCGCTAAGCAGGGTTGTTTCGGCGGTTGTGCGCGTCTTGGTGTTGCCACCAATTGCGGTGAGGCCGGTCATGGTCACGGAAGCACCGCCGGAAACCGGCGCGTAGCTGGCCGTCGTGCCGGCGGCAAATACCGGATCAGGCATTGGAAATCCTCCTAAATGTAAGCCCCATCAACCTGTAAATTAACCAACCGGACAGACTCATCCGATCCGTCCAGAATGACTTCGCTAACATCCGACTGGCTGGTGATACGCCAGAAAAAAACCTTTGGATTGGCCGTGCCTACCCAAGTTCCCTGCTCAAGCTTGGTCCTGAGCCATGCGACCACGGACTCGCAGTCGCTTCGCGTCATCGCAGTCACGACAAAATTGACGCTGGCTTGCCGGCAAATGGTCGTCCCGTCCAGCTTGAGGACCGGTGCGTCCTCGCTGCCGGTGTACACCACGAACGGCATGGTCACGCCAGCCGGCGCAATCTCGGGAGAAATCCCGCCGGGAATTGTGGCCGAGTATCCGGTCTGCGCCACCAGATGCGTGCGGATCGCCTTTCCCAGCGCCGACATGGGAACCTCCTAACGGCTCAGTAGCTTGGCCACTTCCACACGCAGTTTTTCGCGAACCAGCGTGCGAACCTGGCCCTGTGTTGCCGCAAATGCCGGACGAATGAACGGATAAGGTTTCACGCGCTTGCCGGTTGATTGGCCTCGCACTTTCAGCAGGTGACCTTTTTCAACCCACCATGCGTACTTGTACGGGTCGTGCGTTACTAATTTGTTGACAAAAGGATTCCATGCTGTGACCTGAAATCCTTTGCGCGGCCCAACAACGCAGACAACACGGCCAGAGCTAATTGATTTCCATTTGACATTCTTCCAATCGTCACTTGTTCCGCTACTGCGAATTCCGCTGCCGCCAATAAGTTTTCCGCTGGGTGAATAGGCAAAGGATTTTTTCTTTACCATGTGGATCTTGACACCGATTGACTTGGCCAGAGCGCCGGTCGATCCGATTTCCTGCACGGTGTTGTTCTTGGTTCCAAATGCGCCCTTGGTCGTGATGGCAAACCGGAGCAGTTCGCGCTCTTCTGGCGTTGTGATCATTCCACGGATCTGGTCCACGCTATAGGTTCGCTTCTTGATTCTGCCCGGTTTCGGTGGCCTGCCGCGCTTGGGCTTCTCAGGTTTTGCCTGCTCGATGCGCTGCGGCTTTTCAGCCTTGGCCACTGCCGGCTTTTTTTTGCGTTTCAGCCGAATGCCAAACTCGCTGAACACCTCGCGCATCAGGTTGTCGGCATCCTTGCGCGCAGCCTTGGAAATCTTGCTTCCAAACTTGCTGGCCACTTTCATGGCGCGCTTGCTGGATTTGCGAGCCGCCGACAGATGCGGCTTGAGCAGCTTCTTGAGTTTCTTCTGGTAGTCGGCGGACTGCTTGCCGGCGGCTGACAGGAATTTGGACAACCGGCTTGGCTTTGCGGCCTCCCGCAGGCGGTTGATTCCCAGCCTGGCGCGGATGCTGGATCGGATGGCAGGTATCAGGACACGACCGACAGCGCGCGCAACCGACCGGAATACCTGCTGTTTTTTCCTGGGGAATTGCAGCACGGTCCGGATCAGCCTGTCCGCCCCATTGAATTCCAGCTTGTAGCCAAGGTCTGCCACCTAGACCACTTCCTCGGAGCAGGTTAATTCAAGGATTTCATTCAGGTAGTCCACATTGGCCACGCTGGAGATTTCCAGCACACGGAAACCCAGCAGCAAGCGCCAAGTTTCATCCATCGTTGAAAATGCGGCACAGTATCGAATCCGCACGGTGTGGCCGAGCGTAACCTGTCCTTTGTTCACGATGGCCTGCGTGCCGCCACCGCGTCCGACGAGTTCGGCCCACACTGTTGAAACGGTGGACCATGTCAGGCTTGGCTGGCCGTAACTGTCCACGGTCGTTGCTGGCGACTGGACAGCCACACGGTGCCGCATCCTGCCGGCTGGGATCACTGGTATTCCCCGGAATCGTACAGCGAGAGCAAACTTTCCACCGCATACGGCACCGGCAAACCGGCCTCTTGGCTAGCCGCCTCGCGCCGGATGTACCAATTGCCGATCAGCAGGAGCATCGCCTGCTTGATCGGTCCCGGCACATCAGCGCCGCTGGTGCCAAATCCTGCGTAAAAAGTCACCTCGACCGGGTATTTGCGCTCTGAGTCAAGCGTCGGCCAGCCTGCTGTTCCCCAGATGGCCAAGGTCGGCGGGTTGCCGTTGTAGGCCAGAAACTCCTCATCATCAAGATCCCACGATGTGGTGGTGACATCGTCCGGGTTGTAGTAGGTGACAACAGGCGAATAGGTACCGGATGTCGTGATGAGCGGACGGCGCAGGATTTCTATGTCGGCTCCATCAGCCGGGAAGTCCTCCAGCCTCATGCGCCATTGCTGCCGTATCAGCGCCAGCCTGGTGGTGCGCTCGACATGATCTCGCGCCGTGGATATCAACGCCGATATCAGCGTGTCATCGTCGCTGTGATCCACCCGGAGGTGCGCCTTGGCCTCGGCCAGTGTCACCGGCTCGCTGGCCGGCGCGGTGATCCGTTCCAGGAACATCGTCACCTCACTTGCGTTTCTTGGCCTTCGGCGCTTCCTCGGTGCTGGTTGTCTCGGTTTCCGGAGCCGGATTGACTCCGGTGCTGGTGACCGGGATCGCCAGACCACGCTCAACCAACCGATCAGCCTCGGCCTGATCGGCGCACTGGAAAAGCTGACCAGGCATCCAAGCGGTGACGGTATTGGCGAATGATTCCAGCAGCACAACTTCCACGGACATGGTTCACTCTCCCCAAGAACAAACCGGTCCGGCGAGCATCCCGCCGGACCGGTCGATACAGGCCGGTCCCCGCGCTGGGATTAGGCCTGGGTGAGCCGCTTCAAGGCGCCGGAAATGGTCACCTTGGAGTCGGTGCGAGCCAGCGCCACGAATGCGGACTGGCCGTATTCCATGTAACGCTCGTCCGACCGGACAAGCTGGATGTCCAGCGCGTCGCGGATGATGAACTTGGACCAGTCGCCAAACAGCACCGTCTTGTTGGTGGTTGCCACGGTGCTGGCCATCGAGTTGTTGATGACAACGGGATAACCGAACAGTCGATCCGGCTCACCCACAATGTAGCTTTGGGTAAAGATCGGCTGGTTGGTTGAGTCTTTCAACTTGCGGACGGCAAGCAGAACGCTGTCGTGCATCATAAATGCGCCAGCATCGCGGTAGGCGCGATCCACGCTGTGAACCAATCCGAGCAGGTCATCCACGGCAATGGCAGTCGCGCTGGCGGCGGTCACGCCGGCGCTGGATCCGGTCACCGCACCCTGCGGCTGGCTGGAACCGGTGCCCGTGGTGAAGTAGCCAAGCTGGCTGCGACCGATGCGCTCGCCCAGCAGGTTGCCCAGGATGGTGGCCACATCGATGGCCGAATCCTGAAGCAGTTCCAGCGAGGCCAAAACCAGCTTGCTGGTGAACTTGTAAGCGTTCAGGGTCACCTTGGAAAATGTCACATCCTGCGTCGCGTAGGAAGCGTTTTCCGCCACCAGTTCGCCGTTGTTGCTGGTGTCATCGACAGTGGGAATGTCGATCGGGTTGCCGCTGGCGGTGCGAATCACCTGGGCAAAGTTCCGGATCGGGCAGGTGTAGGCCAGCGCCGTTTCGAGGCTGCGGATCAGGTCGGTCGGCACCAAGTAGCCGCCGGCGCTGCCGGTCCCGGCGGACTGGGCGCGGGTTTCCTTCTTGGGATTGTCCAGCAGGCGCAGGTTCAGAACCTTGTTGTTCAGGTTGAAACCGATCTCGCTGGCGGCCCGGACATGCTCGGCGGAGCAGAGACCGGTCGGCTGGAGCGCCCAGCCACGAAGCGCCAAGTCCTTGTTGCGGATGGCGCGCCGGTCGTTCCAGTCGCGCACGACATTCGGAACGGGAACGGCAACCCGCACCGGCTCGCTGGCGGCAGGCACAGGCGGCAGTTCGGCCACGGCGGGAAGGGAACGCGCTGCGGTCTGATCGACCGGAGCGTCACCAGAATCAACAGCAGGATCAGCCATAACTTCAGCCTCCACGGTTTGCAGTCGTGCATCGATCTCGTTTACTTGCTGAACCAGACCGTCGAACGCGGCCTGTTCCTCGGGGGTAAGTTGCCGCTCTTGCATTCCGGCGAGGATCGCCATCGTTGCCGAACGCGCTTCCAGCAGTTCAGGCCTGCCGGCTTTTGAAATGTTGATGTCAGACATCCGATACTCCTGGGATAGGGTCATAAAATCGAAACTAAGAAACCGAACGAACTCAGAACCTACGCAAACCCAAAACCTTGAAGCAGTTCTTATTCCGATCCATCAACCATCTGGTGAGAGATCTCAGGCCGATTTCCGTCTGCGGATAGGCCGGGATTGACACAACGGAAACTTCCATGAGGTTTGCCTGGCGGACGATTCGCCGGCGCAATGGTTCGTCGCCTTCCGGCGGCAACCATTCGTCTCCGCCCTGCGGGATGGTGAACCCGAACGACATTTGGGACACATCGCCGCGACGGATCAGTTCTGCCGCGTCCCTGGCGTAACTGGTGGATGGGAGGTCAATCTCCACCGCAAGGCCTTTGCTGTCCTCATGCAGGCGAAGCGTGCCTGCTGACCTGCGCCCCAGCACCAAGCGTGTGTCGTGATCGAGCAGCGCCCGGACATCCTCGCCGGAATCCAGCGATCGTTTGAAAGCGCCTGGAGCGATAAACTCGCGGAAACCGCCGAGATTCTCGCTGGGCTGATTGAAAACCGCAGCGTAGCCGTGCAGCTTGTTGCCTTCGGATTCAACGGCGGCAAGGCTGCCTACGCGTCGTTCGATATCGATTCCGGCGGTGAGCATCGGAATTCTCCCCGAATGGATGTCCTGCGGATGCGTCCTGTCTCGGTTGTTTCCGGATCGTCGGAAACCATGTCCTCAAAACTGAGCCGGATCGGCGGGGCGGATGGCGGACCGGGTGGCAGGTGGCGCGGTGTTCTCGCCTCACCCAGAATCAACAGCACGCCATCCCAAGCGGACTCAGCCATTGAGAGGTTCCACCGGATCAACTGGCTGATCACCGGCAGGCGCTCTGGCCCCAGGTGGCGTGTCTGTCAGCGGTTGCATGTTGGTCGGACTGAGGAACACATCACCGCCGGGGATCGGATCCCACGATTCAAGTTTGCGGATCTGGTTAACACTGAGCCAGCCCCAGTTGCGCCCGATGCTGTACGACTTGTAGCGGGTGAGGATGTCAGCGCGCAGCAACCCTTCGACGCTATGGGACCATGTGTACCAGCCCCAGTCGGATTCCCTGACCAGTTTCCTGTTGCATTCCTGCTCGAACCGGACCAGATGTGGTTGGATGCAATCGGTCAGGAACTGGATGTTCTGCGCCTCGATGCTTTCCCCACCGCCAGCCAGTCCCATCTTGGCCGGCGGGATGCCGAAGATCCGGCAGACTTCACGCACCTGAAACTCGCGGGTCTGGATCGCCTGCGCGTCCTCCGGTGATGTGCTGGTCGGTGTAAAGGACAGGCCTTCCTCAAGCACGGCAATCCTGCCGGCATTGGCCAGACCGGTGTGCAGCTTTTCAAAGTCTGATCGCAGGCGACGGCGCGCATCGTCTGACAATTTGCCTGGGTGAGTCAGCACGCCAGAAGGCCTTGCGCCGTTGGCGTACAGCGTCGATCCGTATTCCTGCGCGGCCTTGGTCAGTTCCAGCGATCCCTGGCAAAGTTCCAAAAGGCTGTTGCCATTGAAGGAACCTTTCAGGATGAACATGTCCCGTTCGGGAACCCATGTTTCCGCGTCGTTTTGGTAGGGATCGGACTTGATGCCGTAAACCTTTGAACCGGTGATCTCGTCAACCTTTTCGATGATGCAATCGCCGGGAATCTCTTGCAGCTTGTACGCCTCGTTGGCCTGGTTTTTCCACACCCTGGCGTAGGCAACGCCTTCGGCCAACATGCGGAACATCAGGCTGGATCGCAGTTCAAACTCGTTACGGCCTTCGGAATACTTGAACGCATCGGCGGCAACCTGATTTTCCGCGCGATTCCTTCCGCCATCCTGTTGGCGGTGGTAGTAATGCAGCGGCAGGCCGGCCACCGTCTCGCAGATCAGGCGCAGGCCAGCCAGAACTGACGGGATGCCAAGGTATTCACTGGCGATAGGCCTGCCGTTCCATGCGCGCTCAATGGCGTTGTAATCGTGCAGGATGAGCGGACGACCGCGCTGGCCGGCGCTGAACAGGCTGGAAACGGTTTGGCGGATGCGGCTTAGGATACTGTCTGCCATACTCCGATTCTGAAAAACCAAGCGAACTCACAGGACCATCAGTCCGCCGGACTCGTACCCGGATCGGCTGGATGCCTCATGGTGCCTCGCCCTGGCAATCGCCATCAGGCTGGCGATCACCGGGTCGATCTTGTCGCCGCTGCGTGACTTGTCCGGCCTGACATTCCCGGCTGGATCCTGAACCATGGACACATTGGAGAAGGCCCAGCGGTACAGCGGATTCTTGCGGATGCGAACTTTCCCGGATGTCACCAGCGCCTCGAAGTCCTTGGACGCTGGCGACATGCTGGCGAAACCCTGCGGGAATGCCACCACCGTGTGGCCTTCCGACTGCAACTGGTTGGACAGCGCCACGCTGTTCCACTTGTCCACCGCTATTTCGCGGATGTTGAATCGGGTTGCCAAGTCCTCGATATGCCGGTGGATGGCCGTGTAATCGATCACCTCGCCATCTGTCACGACCACATGGCCGGACTTTTCCCATGGCTGGAACCGTGTGCGGTTGGCCTTTTCCCGCGTCGCCAACGCTCCACGCGGTGCCCATGACCAGGAGTCGAGGTAAAACACGCCGTCCACCGACCAGACAGCGGCAATGCTGGTCAGGTCAGTCGTGCTGGACAGGTCGAGGCCGAGGACACAATCCTTGCCGGTTAGGTCCGGCCAATTCTTTTCATCCACCATGGCGGCATCGATCTTGTCCAGGCTGAACCACCGAGATTCAGCCGACACCCATTGGCTCAGGAAGAACTGCCGAAAACTGATTTCCTTGGCCGGATTTTCTTGCGCCTCGCGGCAGGCATTGGCCAAGAATTCCTCAGACACCGAAACGCCAAGATTGGGATTGGCGCTCAACCAAGTTTTGCGGTCCTTCCAGTCCGCTTCCTCGGGAGCGCCAAACAGCACCGGCAGAAAGGTCGGATCCTCGACGATGCCGTCACGCACCCGCTTGGCGTAGCTGTGCGTCTGGTAACAGATCGTGTTCTTGTCGAATCCGGATGTCGATATCAGGAAGGACAGCGGTTGCTTGCGCGCTCCCATCGAGGTGGTGAGCGCTTCGTACAGGTCCGGTTTTTTTTGAACCCACAGTTCATCAAAAATTAGCGTGGAAATCGAAAGGCCGTGGGCATTAAAACCGTCCGCGCTCACTACCTTGTAGGTGCTTCCGTCCTGCGTTTCGATCACCTTTTTGTAGACGCGGCACATGCGCCGCAGGATCGGGTTGGCCAGTATTGCGGCGCGCGCCACATCAAACACCAGGCTGGCTTGCTCCCGCGTGCCGGCGGCACTGATCACCTGCGCTCCCGGCTCGCCATCGCAGATCAGACCGTAGAGCGCCACCGCCATGGCCAGAAAGCTTTTGCCGTTCTTCCTGCCGATCTCGACATAGGTGGTCCGGTACTGGCGCAGACCATCCCTGCGGATGGTGTCGTACAACGGACGAATGATCCGTTCCATCTGCCATTCCTCCAGGAGGAAAGGCTGTCCGCGCAACGGACCATGCACATGGGTGAGATACTGGGCGCAGAAGTTCCGGAACTTCTCGCTAGGAAGTGTGGCCAATGGTTTCTTTGCACGCCGTTTTGGCGCTCTGGCCATGCTCATCCCAGCGATCTCAGGATCGGATTGTCACCTGCCACCGCAAGCACCTGATCCTCCTTGGCTCTGGAGGTGACCTTGCTGCGCGGATCCATCAGCAGTTTGCCAAGCTGGTTGGCGTAGGCGGTTTCCATTTGGCGCAATTCCTTGACCATCGGATGCAAAGCGCCTTGTCCAGTGCTGCCAGCGATCATCCAACTGTCGAGCGCGTCCACTTCACGCCGGATGCGGTTTAGCCTGGCTCGCTGATGCACCAGAAGCAGGAACGACTCCAAGGATGTGTTGCTCACATGGCCGGATCGTGCTACCTGTGAATGCAGCACGGCGTAACACTTTTTTTCCTCGGGATTCAAATCGGCTGGCGGTACGGTTGGGATTCCTTCAACGACCGCCGGCATCTTCTTCTTGGGCATCTGTCACCTTGGCAGCAAGAATTTTGATATCACCTTCAACGCCAAACTGCTGATATCACCGCCTAACTCTAAAAAGCTGCCGAATTTCGGCGGAAAAGTTGGCTTGAT